ACTTAACAAAGAGGCAGAAGAAGAATGAAACTCTTAATCATTGATCAGTTTGACTGTGGGTTTGCTATGGACTTGGCTATCAAGTCTTCTGCTCATGGTCACGATGTCCGTGTGTATATGCGTAACAACATGGACGGTACTCGCTGTGAGAACGGTGATGGCATGGAAGATTGTTTTAAGAAGGTTGCTAGTTGGGAACCCAGTATGGACTGGGCTGACCTAATCTTTGTTACTGATAACAGCAGGTACATCAAACAACTAGAGCCATACCGCATCAAAGGTTACCCTATCTATGGCTGCAATGTAGAAGGTGCTCGTTGGGAACAGGATCGGGAGTACGGCTCAGCTATTTTTGAAAGAGCTGGCATCAAGACTATTCCTATGCAGAAGTTTAAGAAGTATGAGGATGCTATTGCTCTTGTTCTTAATAACAAAGACAAGCGGTATGTATCTAAACCTGTTGGTGATGGTGAAAAGTCTTTAAGCTACTGTTCTAAGGACTGGCGTGACATGGTGTTCATGTTAAACAAGTGGAAGAAGATGAACGCTTACAACGGTGAGTTTGTTCTTCAAGAGTTCCATGCTGGCTCTGAGATGGCTGTTGGTGGTTGGTTTGGTCTTGGTGGTTTCTCTAAGTACTTCCTTGAGAACTGGGAGTTTAAGAAGCTAATGTCTGGTGACTACGGTCCTGCTACTGGTGAGCAAGGTACTGTGATGCGTTACACAGAGAACTCTTTGTTAGCTGACAAGGTTCTTAAACCTCTAGAAGACTTTCTACATGGCATTGGTTACTCTGGTTACATTGATGTCAACTGCATCATTGACGACAAGGGTACTCCTTGGCCTTTGGAGTTCACTACTCGTCCTGGTTGGCCTCTGTTTCAGATCCAACAAGCCCTGCACTTAGGTGATCCTATTCAATGGATGTTGGACAGTCTTGATGGTAAAGACACACTGAAGGTACGTAAAGACATAGCTGTTGGTATTGTTGTGTCCCAACCTGATTACCCGTACAGCAATGTCAAGAAGAAGGAGAACACTGGTTACCCTATTTTTGATATGACCATTGAAGATGCTACTAAGAACATCCATTTGTCTGAGGTCAAGATGGGTATGGGACCAGGTAAAGACGGCAAGAACAATGAGCCTTGTTTGGTTACTTGTGGTTCTTATGTGATGACTGTTTCTGGTATTGGTAAGACTGTTGAGGATGCTAAAGAAGCTTGCTACAAAACTTTCAAAAAGAAAGTAACCATGATTAACTCTTGCATGGTAAGAGATGACATTGGTGAAAAGCTAGAGAAACTTCTTCCTGACATTCAGAAGAACGGTTACTGCAAAGACATGGAGTACTGTTGATGGCTAAGACAATCCCTATACCCCAAGACAAAATAGGTGAGAGTTTTGTTTGGAGAGAATGGTTTCAAAAACTTAGTAACAGAGTTTTTGGAACTATTAGCAGCCAAGATTCAACGGCTGTGTTTATTACTGGTGGGGTTATAGACAACGTAAGCATTGGTGCTAACACTCCTAGTACAGGTGCTTTTACTACTCTTAAATCTTCTTCTCTTGAAACATCTTCTATAACAAATGTTTCTTCTATTGCTAGAAACACTACTACTGCTGGAGCTGTTGTTGCTGTAGCTGGGTCATTAACTTTAGCTACAGGTGATGTTACTCTAAGTTCACAAACAGCTTTTGCTGGAAGTTGTTGGCGGGTTCGTGCTTATGGCACTTATGTAGCTGCTTCATCTGCTAATGCTAGAGCATTAACAATGTCTTGTTTTTGGGGTGGTACTGCTCTAACAGCTATTACTACTGCTAACGTGTTGTCTCTTACTGCTCAAACTACAAACTGGATTGTTGAGTTTGAGATTCAAACTACATCAACAGTTGATGCTTGGGTTACTGGGTATCTAAATGCTAACGTAGGTGTAGCGGTAGGGTCTGCTTTGTTAACTGTTACTGCTACTCCTGCGTCAACTACCGTGACTGTTGGTCTTCAAACTTTAGATTTTAGAGTTGGTCAAACGGGTACTGCTACTGCAACAGACACAATTAATGTTCAGCAAGTAATCATTGAAAGGTTAGAGTGATGTACGTTTCTGAAAAAGGTTTAGAGTCTATTAAACAAACTGTAGGGTTTAGAGCTAGACCTTACAAAGATTCTTTAGGCAACATTATTGTTGGTCACAACCACGTAGTCACACCTGGGGATGGTATTGCTCACAAAGACGTAATTAACTCTTTTAAAGCCCACGAACTTCTTGTCAACGACATTAAACAAATTGTTAGTAGTATTGGTGCTACTAATAACATGACTCAAGAAGAGTTTGATGCCATGGTGATTGCTAAGTACAGTAACAATGGACATTAAACAGTGTGGATCCAATCAGTCTTTGCTTGCTTGCAGCAGGTCTTGTCAAGAACATCCAGCAAGGGTGTGATCTTTACAAGCAAGCTAAAGAATCTTTTGTACAAGTAAAGAAGACTGCTGATGAAGTAGTTGAAATTGGTAAAGAAGTACAAGGATTCTGGGGTAAGTTAGCAAAGTTCTTTAATTCACAACCAAAGGAAAATCATGTTCAACAACCTTCTGTTAAACCTAAAAAGCAAGCTTATGTCTCTGTGGATGAGACTCAAGTCAAAGTTGACATCGTTAAAAACCTGACTGAGTTTTTTAAGCTTCAAGAGCAGTTAGCTACTCACATTAGGGAAGAAGAAGAGAAGTCTAAGACTGTGTACGACCCTAATCAAAACCACATGGAGGCAGCTCTTAAACGAGTAATGGCTCAACAACAGATGGCTGATTTGGAAGTCCAGATTAGAGAGTGTATGGTGTATCAAAGTCCTCCAGAAATGGGGTCTTTATACAGCTCTGTACACAGTATGAGAGAAACAATTCAAGAGGAACAAGAACAGGCTAGGTTGGTTGAAGAAGCAAAGAATAGGTACAAACTATGGCTACGCAGGGAAAACCAAAGAAACTTCCAAGCAAAGTCAGCATACCTAGTAGGGACCTTGATCGTTATCGTATACCTGTGGGGGTGGTTTCTTCTAGTGAGGAAACTAGGGAGGACATAGTGGGTTGGATTGCTGCTTGTGTTTTGATTGCTGTTTTACTTCCTTTGTTGGGGTTGTTGTACTCTGACGTCTTAGAGGTCAAACAAGAATCAAAAGCTCAGATTGAAAAGGTTGAAAAGCTTAGGCGTGAGATTGAACAAAAGAACAGAAAGGATAAAGAATGAATGTCTATGAACTGTGGCTGTTGTCTGTGTTCTTAGTGCTGCTAACTGGCTGCACAGATTCATACAGATACCCTTGTCAAGACCCTAAGAACTGGGGTAAAACTGAGTGTGAACCACCTCAGTGTGATGCGTCTGGAACCTGCACCAAAGATTTAATTCCAAAGGAGATGTATGAACAATTCAAACAGAAGAAGTCCTGATGAGTGGCACGCCATTGGTCAATTCTGGACACAAATGGCTTTTGCTATGTGTTTGGTAGGTGCAACTTTTGGTGTGATCTATTGTCTAATTTTTGTTACGCAGCCTATGGTTGGTCAAGCTAAAAATGATGCAGTGTTGTTTGAGATTCTTAAAACTGTGTTGACTAGTATGATTTCAATCATTGGTACGTTGATGGCTGTGGGTCATGGAAGCCAAGCTTCTGTTGTTCCTCCTGCTGTACCTAAGCCACCTGTTCCCCAGGTTCCCGTTAAGCCTTTGAGTGCAAATGTTCCCAGTAACAATACGGAGGTCCCATGAGTCTGTTTAATCCTTGGGTAATCCTTTCCTTAATTTGTGCTTTTCTTGGCTTTGGCTATGAATCATATTTGATAGGCATAAAACATGAGGAAAACCGCCAGCAGGTTGAGATTGCTGTTTTGAATGCTGAAGCTAGACAAAAAGAACAAGCACTTACTGCTGCTGTAAATGCCCAAGCTAGTCAACTCATGAAAGCAAACCAAAATGCAAAATTACTTCAACAAAAACGTAACAATGATATTGACTCTGGTGCTTTGCGGTTGCGGGTCCCTGTCAAAGCAACAGTGTGCGCCGTATCAACCCCCTCAGATACCCAGTCTGCCAACGGAGTTGACTCAGGAACAGCATCAGCCGAACTTGACGGAGAAACTTCTAAAGCTCTTATCGCCATCACAGACGAAGGAAACGCTGCCATCCGTAAGCTCAACACCTGTCTCTCCCTCTACAACGAAGCCCTCCAAACCCTGAAAGGAAAATGACCATGAACTTATCTGAAAACTTTACTTACGAAGAGTTAACTCACACAGATCACCGTGAGTTTGACAACACCCCTAATGAAACTGAGATGGCTAACCTTGTTCGTTTAGCTGCATTCTTAGAGCAAGTTAAGGAGGTGATAGGTGGTAAACCTATTATGATTAACTCTGCTTTCCGTTGTGCTGAAGTTAACAAGGCTGTTGGTTCTAGTG